CTGGCCCTGCAGCTTGGTGATCTGGCCCTTCAGATCAGCCACGTCCACCCCCTCAAAGGCTTTCAGGCCGTCTTTGGCGGTGTTCAGCTGCTTGGTCAGGTCATCCACCTGGCCTTGCAGGCTGGCGGCCTTGGTCTTTTCGGCGGTGACGTCCCTGCCGTTTTCGCCCATCAGCCAATCCAGCTGTTCATCGGTAATGCCGGGGATCTTGTTCTTGACTTCTTCGCGTTTCATAAGGGTTCCTTTCCGCCTGCGCTTTGTTTACGCGGGTCGCATCCGCCCTGGCTGTGCAGTTTTACGCCATGCCGGGCAATTTTGGGTATAAAAAACGCCCGCCCCGGCCTCATGCGGCCAGAAACAGGCATAAAAAAACCACGGTGCGGTTGCATCGTGGTTAAAATGGATCTATCAACAGGAACGGGGAACGGCATCTGAACCGTTCCCCATCGATTGGCATTTGGCGGGTGTGCCCCTTCCCGCATTTCTTTTGGCCCAATGGGCGCGTAGCAGCACAATCTCTACTTCAAATGCAATCTTATCCTACGCTTATTATAGCAGATTCATTCCTTTATGTAAAGAACAGGATTCTTCTCCATCAGTTTTTTAAGATTCTTTTCACGAATCCGATAAAATGTCATAACAGAATTTTTGAAATCCGGGTTATCCGTATCCAAAACCAGCCGCAAGACGACATTCAAATTCGTGTCAGGAAGTTTCTTGACAGCAAATACAGTGCCTACGTTTTTTATGTCCTGAATCAGAATGTCCGGGGACAAAATGGATTCGCGTCCATATTGTTCAAACAAAAGATAATCCTCTGGATGTCGTTCCTTAATATGCGCGATTCGTTCATCCGTCACGACAACTTCTGTGGTCTGCAAATGACCAAACGTGGAAATGAGAGGAGAAGGGTCTAAGTTACCAAGAACTGTCAGCTCTATCTTCTTCACGCTCCCATCGCTGTCGATGGAACCAAGTATAGCACGATTCTGCGTGGATGTAAAGGCGGCTTTCCTCGCCGCATATGCTGCCCGCTTCTGGGCGTTGATGCGCTCCTTGTTGGCGGCATAATTCACCCGGCGCAGTTTGTTGATGTCCCCATCAGCGGCACGGTACTGGCGCAGGTACTTGTCCGGATCGTACCCGGCCACTGTGCTGGTGCCGTCAAACCGTATCGCGTACTCGCAGTCGCAGTTGGCGTGGATGTGCTCGGCATGCCCGCCTTTGATGGCTGCCTGGCTGGCTTTCTGCCAGCCGCGGCTTGCCAGCGTCAGGCAAAAGGCGCAGGTATCGCCCTGGGGGATCCAGGCAAACTCGGCCCCGTCCCGCAGGGCATTTTTCAGGGTCGTGTCGGCCCCGGCGCGTTTGACCAGGCGGCTGACCCCGCGCTGCATCTGGGGCGGGCTGGCCTTGGTGGCCTGCACCATCCGGGCTACCTCGCCATAGCTTGCCGTTTGGGCAGGCTCGGCGGCAGGCACCCCGGCTTTGGCCGCAGCGGCCAGGGCATCATACATCTGGCAGGCCAGCTCGGCGCTGCCCTCGCCGTACTTTGTCACCAGCGCGTGGGCGTAGGCAATTAGTGCGTCGGTGTCCCCGGTGCCGTGGGCGGCTATGTAGTCGGCCATCAGCTGCCCGGCACTCTGGTTCAGCCGGGCCAGGCGGGCCACATACTCACTCCACGTTTGTGCCGTCAGCTTCATCTTCGACCTCTAACAAAACCTGCTGCCCCCGAACCCGCTGCTCCTGGGCTTTGATGCGCAAAATGTCCGCCTGGTCAAAACCGATCATCTCCAAAAAGGTGTCGGTGCTGGCAAACTCCTGCCGGGCCGTGGCAATCTTGATGGCCGCATCGGCGGTCACGGCTACGCTGGGCATCGCCGGGTTCTTGAAGTGGGCTATAACGTCCCGCTCCTCCTCGGTCAATTCATCCAGCGTCACGCTGCGGGCAATGGCCTGGGCCATCTGGGCAATGGTGCGCAGCGCGTCACCGTTGCCGGTGTTCAACTGCTGGGCCATCAGTACCAGGGTCTGGCTCTGGGCCAGGATCGCATCGCTGCTGGTGGGATTGGCATCATTGATCACGCCCACATCGGTCACGGTCAGGCCGGTGGCGGCGGCAAACTGGGTGGCGGTCATCCGCATTTTTTCCACATGGGGTGCCAGACTGCCCTGGGCCAGCTGGCCAAACAGCGGGTTTTCTCCGGTCTCTGGGTTGCTGGTAGCGGTCAGCAGGCTGCCCACATAGGTTTTGAACTTGTCGTTCATGATGGTATCGTACTGCTCATCGGTCACGCCCAGCAGATATTTCTGGGGCGTGGTGTCGAACTCCAGCGCCACGGTGGCGTTCGCAACAATGCGGACATAATCATCGATCAGTGCGCGGATGGCCTTTTTCAGCCGGGAGCGGCCAAAGGGTTTGTCGCTGGTGGCGTTCCAGATCAGCGGCTCCATCAGAGGGCGGCCCATACGGTGCCGGTGGCGTGTGGCTCGCCACTGGTTCTGCACCATTTCCAGCACGATGACCGCCTCATCGGTGTAAAAGTTGACAAGGCGGGGCAACCAGCGCCCTTTGAACTGCTCATCCGGCACGGTGTCAATGATGGCAAGCCCGCAGTCGATGCGCCCTTTTTCGCCGCTCCACAAAGCCGCCGCTGTGACGGGGCTGTGGAAACGGACCCGGCAGCCTATGGCATCATCGGCGGAGAGTGAGGCAAACACACAGCCATATTTCAGCTCATCCCGGCAGGCCTTGCTGTACTCGGCAATCAACCGGTTGTTGGCTACCATCTGGGTCAGGGCTTCGGTGTTTTTGCCTACAAAACCGTCAAACATGCTGCGCGCAGCCAGCACATCCACGGTTTTCTGGCCCCAGTTGCAGCCGACCTCCAGCTTTTTGATGCCGCCGGGCAGCGCAATGCCGATGTTTACATCGTTCAGGGTGATGTGCCCCTCGTAGTATTTGTCTTTGGTCTCATTGTAGGGCTGGTGGTAGTTGAACACCTCGGCCAGCGTTGCCAGCTGCCGATTTTCCTCCAGGGTCAGCCCTGTGATGATGCCAAAATGCAGGTCGGTCATCTTTGCTCCTTTTAGCCGATGCGCATCTTGCGTGTCGGGTCTCGTTTGCAGGTTTTTGCGCCCCAAAGGGCCAGGGCACAGGCTTCCACCGGCAGGCTGTTGTCGCCGCCAAAGCCGTACCCGCCGCCGATGGGCCGCTTGATGGCGGTCACCGCGCTCTCGTTCAGCACCGTCTGGGGGCGATACCAGGTCAGGCTGTGCCCGTTCACGCTGTTGGTAAAACCGCCCACCGCCGCGATCACATCTTTCGTGCCGGGGCGGATGACGGAATTTTTCGCTTTCCAGATGGGGCGGATGCGCTCCACCAGCACGTCCACGCCGTTGCGGCCGTCAATGACCACACAGCTGGCGCGGTCGTAGCGGACATTCAGCCAGTCGGCCAGCCAGCCGTACCCCTGCCCCGAGGGCCGCATCTCGATCAGCGAGACGCGGGCAGGTCCCTCTTTCGGGATGACCGCACCACACAGGCAGACGGCAGAACCATCGGCGGCAAACTTTACCCCGTAGGCGGTCTTGCCCTCGGGTTTCAGCTCATCGCTGGCGCACTGCTCCCAGGCGGTTTTGTTTAAAGCGTAGTCGGTTTGTTCTGTCAGCACCGGGCTCCACCAGCCCAGGCGCTCCCGGGCGAAGGTGTCGGGGTCCATCTGTTCCACCTCGCCCTCAATGGTGGTCAGCTGGATGCGCCGCCCCAGCGCCGGGTTGGTTGCCGCCCAGCGGCGCTTGTCGGTCACATCCCCGATTTCGGGCACGGAAAACTCAAACCAGGCGGTCTTGCGGCTCTCGCCTTCCAGCGCCTTGTTGCGGATGCCCCGGAACACCGTACCCACGGCGGTCTCATCGGGCGGGGTGCCCAGGTACAGCGTCTGCGGGTTCAGGCTGGCCGAGATGGCCGGCAGAAAGGATGCCTGTTGGTTCGCGTCCAGTTCCTGGGCCTCGTCAAAGATCAGCAGGTCACCATGCTGGCCGCGGCCGCCGTTACGGGTGCGGGCCAGAAACTTGATGCGCGCGCCGGACTTCAGGATGATCTGCTCGCGCCCGATGGCCGTCTTGATCTCGGCCACATAGCGCCGCAGCTTGGCTCCCTCGAAAAAGTCCCGCATTTCCTCAAAAGTCTCGGTGGCGGTTTTCTGCAGGTGGGCGGTGTAGATGACCTGCTCGTTGTACATCAGCATCCCGGCCTCGCTCCGGGCCTGGATCAGCAGGCTTTTGCCGTTCTGGCGCGGTACGCTGCCGCCCGCCGTCGGTGCGGCCCACTTGCCCGCCGGGGTAAACCCCATCCAGTCGTCCAGTACGTCACCCTGCCAGGGGTCCAGCACAGTGCCGCCTACCCGCACCAGCTTGGCAGCGTCCAGCCCGTCCGACCGCTGGTACTCAGGCGCGATCCTTTCGGACGGCTCCTGGCTTCCCATCAGCGGCGCGCTCGCCAAGGATGTCGCTGACTTCGTCGCCATGGTTATTTGCTCCCTCGATTTCTTCAATTTCCCGGATGGTCTCCCGGTACTGTTTGGCTAGCGGCGGCAGCGCCTTGGGGTCGTTGCAGCTGTCGATACTGCCCGCCAGCACTTTTGCGAGTTCCTTCAACTGCAAAAGCCGGTCGTTCCGGGCCGTCACGCTCTTCATCTTCATTCAAAAACTCCCTGTGTGTAAATCGGCGCTGGGACGGGGCGAGGTCGCCACCGCGGGGGCCGGGGAACCCTCCCCCACTACCAGTTTCCATCGCTGATTTTGGGCGCTTTTGTGATTTTTTGCCCAGAATCTGCCCCGAAAACGCCAGTTTTGTTGCCTTTTTGCGCGTTGCAAAAGTAATGTGCAGGCTGCAAGTTGCCCCAATCCTCGGCCGCAGCGCGGGGCGAAGCATACCCGAACTGCCGCCACTTCGACACAGGTTTGATCTCATCAATGACAAAGGACAGCGGATGCGCGGCATCGGAAGGCTCCTCGTAATGGATCGGCCCCAGCCTGCCATGGCAGATGCCGCACTCTCCGCCCATGGCCTTCAGCCTGGCGCGGTACTTGCGGCGCAAGGCCCCGTTGGCATACCGGGGATTGCCGGTCAGTCGTTTCTCCATAGGCACCCCCGGTGGTTATTTTCAAGAGCCACCCCGCCAGCACACAGACAGAAGAGAAAAGCAAAGGATGTGTGAGCTTCTCCGGGCTGACGGGGCAGATGGCACAGGCGGAAGGACTTGCACCTTCATCTTGCGGTTTTGGAGACCGCTGCTTTACATTAAGCTACGCCTACAAAAAAGCGCCGGTCTTTCCCGGCTGTCAGCTGTGATAAAGAATAGGAGGATTCGCTATGGACGCAATCGCTGCCGGAGGCTGCCCAACTCCCGGCAACACAAGAGCCGCAAGGCGGTTTCCCGTTCCTTACGGCTTTTGATGATAGTATTATAACATGGATTTTTGGCTTTTTAATGCACACTTGTGTCCCAAGATTTGAATTTTCTGTATCCGTCCTCTAACTGATCAAAATTCATGCTCAGCAAGCCATTAAAGCTTATTTTACATTCCTGCATCTTGCTAGTATCGATTTTATAAAGATGCGATTCCTCGTACACAATGCCCATGTCTTTCATAAATGTGAGGACTTTTTTCTTTACGGAATTGTTGCCAACAACGACATTATCTATACGCTCTATATGCTTGGCAAGAGTGTCTTTACTGTGCGATCTGAATTCTACAAAAATACAACGGAGTGCGTGCGTAAACTTCAGAATATCAATGTCACTTGAGTCATCAAAGTTATATTTATATCGGAGAAGTTTATAGTAAGGTCCAATATCCGGCATGGAAACCTTTAAATTTTCATCGCACACAATTTCAATGCGCGGTGCAATTCCAACAGAAGCTTCTCTTGTGCAAATTAAACATCCATTTGGATTTTTAGCTTCAATCAACAGATGCGCCGTATCCCATTCGATTCGCTTACAAATAATTTCTGAATTATGAATGGACGTATCTGCTCCACTACGACCGATGCGCACCGCAATATTTGGAGCGTCTAAGCTAACATTGTACATCCTATCAAAACAAAATTCGGGATTTTCCGGATAGTCAATAATCATAGCGAATTCTAACGGTTGCGATTGATGATCTTTTTTTGATGCAGCCATTCCCAATACAACATTGCCGGTCGAGGATTCTTCTTTATCCAGCGGTTCAGTATACTGTAAATACGCCTTCTCCAAAGCGTGCGCTTTCGAGCGATAGGATTCATACACATAAGAAATGTGATCGGAATGAATGGCATTGTCGCAAAGATTTAAATAACAATCAGCAAAAATGGGAGAAGGTGAGAAATTGTCTCCTCTGGATTCATCTAAGTACATTTGTGCAAGCGAAGAATCGGGACTCAGGATAAGCTTTGCAAGCGTATAATCCCTAAATGCAGGGCCGGTAAAATGAATTCCCTCGCTCTGGAGTGCAGAACCTTTTGCGTAGTTCTGAATAAATGGATGTTGCGGCAAAAAAGAATCCAAAAGAGTTTGATATTCATCTATAAGTTGAGTAGGCAATGTTACCTCTTCATAATTGTTGTACGATGTATCTCCAAATAATATGTAAGATACAATGCGTGTCAACTGTTCTTCAGGCGAATAGATGGTTTCCCATTCCGTAAACTCCGGGTGTTCACTTTTGCATTTATTGGCAAACGCATCTGTCACCTTATCCTGCTCACGTTTAAGGAGTGCGTTCATAATTTGGAGGATGATGTCCGTACAATTCTCGCTGCCAGTTAGTTTACTTATAAGAAGGGCTGTGTTGCTCGTCCCCTTGATTTCTGAAGCAATAGCCTGAAGGACTGGAGCATACCCAAGAAAAGAGGCTTTTTCAGTTGCCGATATACTATTCTGAATGGCATCGTAATATTTTTTTATGCAATCTTTTTCAGCGTTTGTTACAGAAACTTCGCTACGACCAGTTTTTAAAGCCTCACCCTCCTTCAAGTTTTTAATCTGACCTTCCATAAAATTGACAGCCTGTGTCTCTTCAAAGAATCCTATTTCATAGTGTTGCAATGCTATATCATTTTCAACACAAAGAGAGGCAATAAATTGGGCGGTCTCTGTACGGGAAAACAAAAACACACAAGGAACAGAAGCATCTTTGACACAGCGCTCTAAGTCTTCAATAAACTGTTGAACAGCCGTGCGCCCAGAAATAGCTTCAGCCTCATCGAAAGCATCGATTGCAAGTGCGGTATATCCATTTTTGAGATCGGTAGTGAACTGTGAGTAGTTTTCCGCTCCTACCATCTTAAGGATACTGCCATCGAAAGTGTTTTCACCGAGTTTTAATTTTGATGTATCCCAGTAAATGGCATTATGCGTATGAGCGATATGCTTTGCGAGACAGCTCTTTCCAGTAGCTCCAGGAGCGGAAAACAGAATAAAATGAGGATTTAAAGTAGAAATTTTGTTGTCTGTTTTTACCTGCTCAAAAGATGGCGAAACATAAAAGACTTCATCATCAATATACGTCAGATAATTTGACACATCACTGCTAATAGTATAACGTTTGCATGCTCCGAGGCTTTGAAGAATTGTATCTAATGTCACTTTTACATCCTCCTTCCAAGAATACAAAAAACTATTCTCATTGTAACCCCGTAAAAGCCTCATGTCAAACACCTCCAGCATATTTAGATTATAGATGCACAATATGAAGTAAAAAGTATAATTTTATAAAAGCCCGAAATATTTCGCTACACATCGTATAAACTCTCCATGCCATTCTACCAGCTTTCGTGTAGACCAGTGCAGCTCCATCGCCGCCCCTTCCAATGTATGCGTCTTCTTCCAAAAAACCAGCCTGACCATCTCCAGCCGTTCCTTCCCGTTTGGCATGGTGCGTGTCTCTTCAATAGCCCGCCGCACAGCCTCCAGTTCCCGGCGGTTGATCTCCGGCAGTTCCCGCAGAGCGGCATCGGCTACAGGATCACTGGTCTGGCCGTGGGCCCCCGGCATCCCGGTCAGGTTTGGGGACATCTTTGTGCGGCGCAGTTCTTCCTGCCGGGCACACAGTTCCGGGTAGCGGCGGATCATGCCTTTTACATAAGGCCACCAGTCGTATCGTGGGCTACTCAATCGTCCTCACCTCCATGCCTGTGCTCCATGGCAATGCTGTTCTCCGGCTCCTGCCGGGTGGCAGCCTTCCCGGCGGAGACACCCAGCGCATAGAACCCGGCAAACATGCAGCCCAGGATGATGTCGCCGAGGATGGTTAAAATCATCTTATCCCTTCCTTTCTCCCAAATCGCAAAACCCATTTTCTTTCACCCAACGCGGCCAACCTTTATCGCTGACGCAAACAACATGCCCTGCATAGTATGTTTCGCAAGTGGAAAACAAACAATCCCTGCACCGTACCACGTCCACCAGATCACAGGCCATACTTGCGCCGCGCTGGTTATCGAATTTCAGGTCTTTCATCGTTCAAAACCTCCCGGATCGTGATTGTTGTCTCCGCCGGGCCGGGGTTGGGCTTGGCCCGCACGGTGAGTGAGATGTGTTTGAAACTGTCATCCCGGATGATGCCGCCCTTGGTCAGACCGTCCAGAATGAACTTGCCGGAGTAGTTGTCCGGGTCGCGGCGGCGATTGTCCTGGAACTGATACTCGATCAGCACCTCAGCCCGTTCAAAAGGGCGCTTTGGCCGCCGGGCGCGGGCCTGCCAGGTGACGCGGTCTGTCCAGTCGGCTTTTACGGCGCGGTAGACCTGGACGTTCGTCCGCCCGTTGAACTGGTTCATCGAGGGCGGCACCCCGACGAACACGAGCTTGATCTGCCGCCCGGTCATCGCGTCCTCCAGTTCCGGGCCGTGTCGCATGGGAGCTCACTTTTCAGTAACGACTGTAGGTGCGATGTGCTCAACACGGCCAACGGCTGTTCCGTGGTAACAGAGGGCAACTGTGCTGCCTTTATGACACGTCCCACCTGCTCTTGCAGCATTTGAGTCTGCCGCAGGTAGGCGGTCGCGGTTTGTTCCGCGGTTGGGGCATCCTCTGGCGTTTCAACAATGTCCAATTCTTCTTGCAGGGCTTGCTGGGCACAGTGCTGCAGGCGTGAAAATGCCCAATCGGCACCGTCCAGCTCCCAATCTGAGAACTGGCGGTAGTTTTCCAGCGTGGCGGTATGCAGACGTACAAGCCGCTGTGCCCCAAAGTGCAGTGCTCGGTGGATGGCCAGGGCGAAAATCAGCCAGGTAAGAGTGGCGGCCTGATCCCCGGCGATGCGCAGCTCCTGCTCACGGCGACTTTTGGGTGCCCGCCGTAACGGTACGCGAAAAGTTAGGGCACCATCCGGCAAATCAAGTCTGTCCAGTTTGCTGCGCAGCCAGGCGATGACTTTCTCCCGCGATTGCCGGGCCAGCCTCTTTGCGGCGGCTTCCTGGATAACCAGCGCCTTGGCGGCTACGTCATCCTGCCGCTTTTTTCCGATGCCCTCGGTCTGGTGCAGCGCAATAACCAAGCACCACGATACGATTTGAGAGACCGCCTCCCGTGTGCGGTCTTTTTCTTGTAAAAGGTCACGCATGGGCGGCCTCCTCCCCTTCTTCCATCAGGTCAAACAACGTGGGGGCGCTCTGCTCCGCATCGGCGGTTTCACAGTAACCTACGCCATCGCGGAAATAATCTGGGTTCAGCTCCACGCCTTTCCCCTTTCGGCCCATCTTTACAGCCAGATACGGTACTGTGAACAGGCCGGCAAAAGGGTCAGCTACCAGATCGCCCGGATTAGAATAGCGGTTGATGAGCCGCTCCACAATATCCAGCTGCAGCGGGCAGACGTGCATCTGCTGGCGGCGTCGGCTCTGGCTGGTGTTGAGTGTGCGCATGCGGTTTATGTCGTCCCATACGGTCATGTCCCAGCTGCCGGGTGCTACCACCATAAAGGTGGACGGCAGGCGCCCGTCTTTGTCGAGTTCCTCGGCCAGTTTTACATGCTCGTTGTAGTCGTAAACGGTGCCTCGGCTATACTTGCGGTAAACGCTTTGCAGCTTGCTTACCGGGATGCGTTCCAAATCTTCCCGCCCGAAAGGCCGGTCGCCGCTTGAACGCCAGAAAGCATGGGCATCAATCTGCCATTGTGCGCGGGTGTAGTTGGCCTTGTCTTTGCTTACCCGCACATCGGCATAGCCTTTGCTGTGGTCGGTGGGCAGTTTGCGGAACAGCAGGATGTATTCCGGGCAGCCTACGCCCATTTTGGTGCCGTCCTTACATTGCTCGGTCCAGCCCAGGCGGTAGGTCTGGTTATTTTCCCGCACCACATCGGTAACAACGGTAATCATGCCAAAGTAGGCAAAGCCGTGGCGGATGAAGTGCGAGATGCAATCCGCGTGGAACGGCTCAATCGTCGGCATCCCCATGCCGGTGACGTTGCCAAACTGCACACGGTCTTTTACATGGATGGCCGCCACGCGGCCCGGCTTCAAGGTGCGCAGCAGTTCCGGTGTCAGGTAGTCCATCTGCTTGAAAAACTCTGCATCGTCCGGGTTATGGCCAAAATCGTTATAGCTGGGGCTGTATTCGTAGTGATTGCCAAAAGGGATGCTGGTCACATACAGGTCAATACTGTCCGCGGGCCAGCTGCGCACCTCCTCAACGCAATCGTTGTTAATGGCGGTATAGTTTTTGCCGGTGACTTCCACACGCTCACATCCAATCGTTCGTTTCAGGGCTTCCAGGGCAAGGCTGCCCAGCCCGTAGGTTTTGATGATCTCCTCCATCTGGGCACTCAATTCATCGTACTGCCGCCATTTGCGCTGCAAGGTAAGCAACACTTCACTTTCGGTATCCATGTACAGGATGTCGATGATGACCGGATTTTGCTGCAAAAAGCGGTAGATACGGTGGACGGCCTGGATAAAGTCGTTGAACTCGTAGTCTATGCCCATAAAGATGGCTCTGTGGCAGTACCGCTGGAAGTTGCAGCCCGACCCAGACAGGCTTTTTTTGGTGCCGAACAGCCGGGTGCGCCCCTGCGCAAAGTCCATGACGCGCTGCTCGCGGGTCTCGAGGTCCATGCAGCCGTAGATGTCCACCATCTCCGGCAGGGCCCGCTTCAGGGCGCGGCGTTCTTCTTCAAGGTCGTGCCAGATCACAAAATGGTCAGTAGGGGCAGCAGCTACGATGCGGGCAGTTTCAGCAGCACGGATCTCGATGCTGTCCCGCTTTTCCCGTGCGGCATCGATCAGCCCCATAGCGGCATCATGGCCCAGTTTCAGCTGACCGTCCGGCTCAAAATCGGCCGGGCGTTCAGCGCTGGTCAACTTGTGGTAGCGAATATCCATAGGCGGCAGGCTGTAGCCCTCATCCGAAAAGCCAAGGTCGGATGGCTTTTGCAGAAACAGCCCCCAACTAGCACACCAGATCCAGAACTCCCGCTCCCTGCCTGGGTACAGGGTCAGGTTGTTGGCCTTGGTCGAATCGCGCTTGAAAAACCGCGTCAACGCCTGCCCGGTGTCCATCACTTCCAAAAATCCGGCGTAGTGGATCAGTTCTTTGTAGCGGTTGGGGCTGGGCGTGGCGGTGTTGGTCAGCTTATACCGTACACCCTTGAACTTTTGCATAAATTCTTGATAGGTCTTGCTGCCAAAGCTGCGCAGCGTGGCCGCTTCGTCCAGGCTTACGGCCGTAAAGTAATGCGGGTCAATGTCCCCATCCCGGACGCGCTCATAGTTGGTCAGGATGATGGGCGCCTGGCAGGCTTTCACCTCGGCCATGGTGCGGCAGTAAGGCGGTTCGTCCAGCCCCAGCAGATGTACAGCGTCCGCACGAAACTCTGGCATGACGTTCAGCGGCATCACGATCAGCGTCTGACCGCCGATGTGCTTTTGCAGGATGCGGCACCATTCCAGCTGCATGACGGTCTTGCCCAGGCCGAACCGGGCAAAAAGGCCGCGCCGTCCACCGCGCAGCGCCCACAGGACGCAAACACGCTGGTGGTCTTTCAGGGCTGGGCTGATTTCGGCAGGATCAACCTCAATACCGCTTTGCGGGGCAATATCGATCTTGTTTTCCAGAAATTCCCGGTAAGTCATACATCGCCCACCTGCTTTCTGGATTGAGTAGCGTTTTTCATAGCGAATCTCCCTTTATGTCGTTTTATCTCAATTTTTTGATGTCGGAATCGGGCAAGCTCTCAACTTGCATCTGGCGGTAAAGGGGCGTGTCGAGCCCTAACTCCTCATGGCAGGTGATGGCAAGGAGCCTGTCCAGTTGGGTTACTTGGGCGGGCATGTACTCTTTTGCAGCTGCGCATATTTCGGCGATACTGGGCGGAAACTTCATCGTTTGGGCCAGCTTTACAACACCGCGGGCACAGGCTGCATAGGGGATGTCAGACAGCGCCACCGCCCATGCCTGGGTCATAGCTTCCGGGTCATTGCCACGGAACAACGTGGGCCAGTAGTTCAGGGCACCGTTCAAAAACCGGGCAGTTTCCTCGTAGGTCATGGGGTACCTCCTGCAATGCGGCGCAATACTGCGCGGGTCTCATCCAGGCTGCTGCGCTGTGCAGGGGCAGTATCCCGCTGCTTTCCCTCCCAGGTACGCACCGCGGCTTTCCAATCCTTCATGCTGTTTTTGCCCACCTTCCAGCCGTTGGCAGTGTAGTAGTCAATAAACCGCTGGGGGTCTACGGCGTTCTGACGCTCACGGCAATAGGCGGTCACCTCTGCCAGTGTGGGCGGGGTAAATCGTTTCCGCGCAGGTGTACGCGCTATACTATCTTCGACGTTAGGAGAAGATAGTATATTCTCCTTCTCCTTCTCCTTTTCCTTTTCTTTGGTATGTTTGGTATCGTCTGGTATACCAGATGTACCATCGTATACGGTGGTATCCCACCGTTTGCGGATGTTTTCCTGCTGCTTTTTGCAGAAATCGCTGTATTTCTTGGTGTCTCTGTCTATCTGCTCCCGAATCGTTGGCCAAACAAACCGCTCGTTCCCACGGAGATCAGGCTCTGCGCCCGTCATGCTGTAGGTTAGGCATGCTGTGAACAAACGCCCGCGCTCCGCGTCGTTGAGGGGTTCAACCGATTTTAAGTAGCTGTGATAGAGGCACACATACTCACGCGCCATAGGCTACACCCGCTTACTCTACGCCGGCAAAGAAATCATCGGCATCGCTGGGGGCCGGTGCAGCGTCCGGCATGGGGGTCTTGCCAGAGGTCTGCTGGGGTGTGGGGGCATCTGCCTCAGGCACCTCGTTGAAGGTCGCCTCTACCGGCTCAGCATAGCCGCGCTCCTCGGCGGTGTACAAGGCACCCAACCGCGCGGGGAACGCCTCACGCAAGGCCTGCACCAGCGCCACCTTGCGGATCATCGTGGCAGGCTTGCCGCTCCACTGGCCATTGGGGCTACCATCCGATTTGCGGCCGGTATACTCGGTCATGCTGACTTCGGCAGTACTGGGGTAAAGGCGGTCTTTGCGGTAGACCTTGGCCCAGCCGCCCAGCAGCTGTTCATTTTCCAGCACAAGGCAGCCTTCGCGCCGCTCGATTTGGCCGTCCGCGGTCTCAACAATGACACCGGCCTGTTCGCCGTTATAGTTCGGGTCGGCATCGGCCCGCTTTTGGAAGGTCTCTTTGCCGACCACCATCGTGGCGGGCGAGCTGCCATACTTGATGCAGTACGCCTCGCGCAGCCAGGGATTCAGGCCGTTGTATTTGCACAGGTTGATGAACATCACGACCTCCTGGTCGGTGATGCGTTCGGCGTTGCCGCTGACCAGATAGTTCTTCACAGTGGCAGGTGTCAGTTTGACTTCTACCCCGTTGGCGGTAAAGGTGCAGGGCTGTTCCGAGGTTGTCTTTGCCTTTTTCACAAGGGCGTTTCCATATTGTGCCATAGCGAGTTCTCCTTATTTTTCTTGTGTGGCCGGTACGCGGCCAAATTTGATATGGTTTTCAACCAAAAATTTCTTTAGGCTGTTCAAAACTGCTTTGTCGGTGTAGTAAACGCGGAAGTCCATGTACAATTCAACCGTGTCAGCGGCTTCTGCTGTGCTCTCGACGGCAGCAGGTGGTGCAGGGGGCGTCTCCCCTGTCAGCTGGTGCCGCAGCCCGGCCAACTGTTCCGGTGCTACAGGTCGGGCGGCTTCCTGTTGTCGGATGTGTTCCAGCTGCTGGTGCTTGCGGATGGCGGCGCTCAGGCTCAACCCATCATTCAGGTACACATCCAGGCAAGCGGGGGCATCTTGTCCACAGCTCTGGCGGATGGTCTCCATGCTCTCATGGATGCGCTGCACGGTGGCTTCCAGTTCCATGCGGATGGCATCTATACTGTAGGTTTTGTTTAGCCACTTGGAGTTCCAGACAGCGGCGGGCGGTACCATGGCAACCAACTCACCGGCGATGGATTGGTAGATCTCGATAATGGTGCCGCGCTTGCGTTCCTTTTCAACACCCTCAAATTCCTTGACCTGTGCATCGATAGCCTTTGACGCGGCGGCGATCATACCCTCGACCTCTTTGCACTGGCGTTCAAAATTCTCATAGGGGGCCAGATACTGGGCCTTTACCTCCCGGCGCTTGGCAGCCAGCACATCGGCCAGCTTATTGAGCGCTGCGCGGTCTGCCTTGGCACCGCCGATCGTTTCAGGTGTGTAGGCCCGGTCTTTATATTGGGCAAGGCTGGCTTCAACCTCGGCCTTGACTTCCTCGTAGTTCCACGCTACGGCGGGCAACGGCTGCTCCCCCGGCGCGGAGATAATCATCTGTACCATAACAGGTTCCTTCCTTTTATATAGAGGGCAGGATCAGGTCGGGCAGTGTGTCACTCTGCACATAGCCCCAAAACGCGATCTCAGCCTGCAGCAAATAGTTCAGATCATCCAGCAGGTCAGCCCGCTCAAAACGATAGCAGCGGGTCTCGGCGCGGCTGCCGTCACGGTAAAAACGCTTGAACCGGCAGTTCAGCACGGCAAAATCCCAACCGGTAGCCAACAGCTGGTGCAGGATCTGGACGTAGTAGTTGTCCGGGACACGGCCCTGACGGTGGCCGGCTTCATCGGTGTAGGTCCACTTTTCCATCTGCATGCTGCGCAAAATCTCTGTGGTTTTACCCTCGTAGATGCCCCGGCGGCCATCTTTGTCCAGTAGACGCCCGTCCAGTGTGGCAAATAGCCACGGATACTGCGGATGACGTACCATGTCAAAAGCACCGCCGTACTGGACGGTATATTCCGGGTGGTCTAGGGCGAATAGCTCCCGGATGGGGGCCTCTGCCTCGTGCCCATACCGCACACAGGCTTTGCCGCTGATGTCCTCCGGCTGGCGACGCTGCGTTTTGTAGTACCATAGCTGCTGATTAGTCATGTAGGGATTTTTGCCGATGATGGCACTGGCCTCACTTGCACCAATGCCGCAAAGGCGCTGTTGTAGCCATTCGGCCTCATTGGCGGGCTGTGCAAGGCCCGTGTCGATGCGCTCAACCATGGGCGATGACCTCGTCCAGATCTTCCAGCAGCGCCGTGGCGCGGCCAAGGTAGTAGCAGACGTCCATCATGCTGTGCTGCGCCTGCTCGCTGGTGGAATGCAGGGTGCCAAGTTTTTGCACGGCCATAAATACAGCAGCTTTGGCTCGGCTGAGCTGCTCTTGTTGGCGGCGGCAGCGCTCTTTCTCGGGCGTGGTGAACTGCCCGTTCCGCGGGTTACGCATGGGGCGTCACCTCCCCTGCCAATGCCAGCATGTCAGCGCATTCGCCCTCGCCGCAGGCGGCAGCCCCGGCCATTATGCGGATGCGGTTCAGCTGTTCGATCTCGGTCATGCTTTTGTTGTGCAGAATGTCCTGCACGGTGCGGTAAAACTCGAGGAGCTTGTCCGGCGCGTTGGTGCGGAATGCCTCGCGCATTACATACGGTGTCATTGCAGCATCCCCTCCATTTCGCACAGGGTAAACCATGCGCCGCAGACCCAGTTCAGGGCGGCGATGGCGCCGATCAGCGTCAGCACTGCCGAGACGGTGGCCGTGGGCAAGGCTGCCAGCGCGGCCAGCCCCAGCAGGGCCAGCATCACCGCGCAGGTCTTGCAAAAAACCTTGCCAAAACGCACGGCATGCAGTAAAATATGATTGTGAATTTGCGTGAGTTCACATCTCTGGCCGTTCGGGTGCGCCAACACCTGGGCGGCCTCTTTGTTTGTTGGCATAATGTTTCTCCTTTCGTGGTTCAGCAAATCAGGCTTGCGATCTGCTCGACGGTCATGCTGTTGAAACTGCCGTAGTGTCGATATACCCAGGCGCGGCTGCGGCCCAGGATCTTTGCAACCTTGGTCGGGCCAAACAGCAGTTCGCCGGGGAACAGTTCGGTGGCGCGGGCGCGTACGCTGGACAGTGTGTCGTGGTACAAAGGCTTTTCGCGGGGCATGAAAGCATCATCTCCTTGTCGAATTTTGCCGGTCCGGACAATGGGACAGGCAAGGTGGTATAATGGGGTCAGGCTTCGGGAGAGACAAGTCGTTTGAAAGCTTCGTTGAACTCGGTCTCTGCCTTTTTGGGCGAATAGTGCCCATTCAAGACCTGGGAAACGTACTTGGGGTTCTTGCCCATCTCGGCTGCCAGCTGCTTTGCAGTGACACCCGCATTGTGCATTTTCCCAACAAGTTCACCCGTCCATTGTGCAGGCATACAAATCTAACCTCCTTTTTCATAAAAACTTGACTTTGGTTAGATTTTGCGGTAAGATAAAAGCGCCAACAAATATCAGCGCAAAAATCTTTCCAAAGCCAACAGACTGTGGGGGCTTTCTGTGCCTTACCAAATTCAATCTGTGTCACTATAATATCTGAATTTGGTTAGAAAGTCAAGCGTAAATTCTGAATTTGGTTAGTTTTAGCGCTCTGCACAAAAAGGAGCGTCGGAAATTGTGTTTTATGACGTATATGCCGCACTTTGTAAAAACAAAGGCATAAGTCTTAGCCGGGCAGCAGACGAAATCGGGCTGAGCAATTCAACGGTAACTAAGTGGAAAAAGACCGGGGCCACACCTTCCGGCGAAACTCTCGCGAAGGTGGCGGCGTATTTCGGGGTGTCCGTGGATGATCTGATCGGCGAAGTTCAGCCGGAAACCGAAATGAAAGACCAACTGATTGCCTTTTATGGTAAGGTGAAAGACCACCTGACCGAGGATGACATCGACGACATCATGGCATCGATGCGCGTTAAGGCAGAGCGAAACAAACGAAAAGGAACTGGTGTTTAAGTAGATGAACACGTCTGTCGGTGCAATGTATAATGACCTGCAAGGGCTTGGGGTGGATGTGGCCGAGCTGAAATTGAAAGCCAACACTGCCATCGCCTTTATGGATAACTTCCTGGTCATCGACCGTTCGCACTGCAAGACGGCTGCCAAAGAACGCACTGTGCTGGCCCACGAAGCCGGGCACTATCTGAGCGGGGCGTTCTACCTGGCGTACAGCCCCTACGAGATCAAGGAACAGGCCGAGAACAAAGCCTTTGCGGCCTCGGTCGAAAAGTATCTGCCTGTGGAGGAACTGCGCCACGCCATGGCCTGCGGCTTTACCGAGCCCTGGCAGTTGGCCGAGTATTTTAACCTTGACGAGGATTATATAAAAGAAGCCCTGCACTACTGGACGGAATGCAGGGGTATAGACTTCAACCGGTAAAATCCGCTTCGGTGGTATTATAAGAGGAGATGTGTTTCAATGAACGCTTTGACAGGATGCTTAGTCTTTTTCCTTATCCTTGCGCTGTTAGTCTATGCGTGGCCACTACTGTTGCTTTTGGCTGTGATTGCGATCATTTATCAAATTTACGCTTCTATCTATTTTAAAGGTGAGAGTTTTAGCGCTATAAAAGGAAAAATCCAAAATCACATCCAAGATTGCAACGATCTAAACGACCACATCGAAGAGCTGAAAAGCACAGCGCTTGTGGTAAATCGTACGGACTATGGAGAGGCTGTTTATCACGACAACAGCCGATGGAACGTCAAGCGTGATGCACTGAAGAATCAAACGTACGCACCTTACATTTACGAGTGCTCTCGCACCGTTTGCGATAACGCGCGGAAAGAACCTTTTAAGTACATCTGCAAATACTTTGGCATTAAGGCTGATGAGGAAACCCTGGAAAAATTTGAAACGGCCTTGAATGATTTCTCCGCAGCTGAAGACGGCAAGGTTGCTCTAAAGGCTGAGCGTGAGGCAATTTTGGAGAGCATTTCCGCGGACATTCCCTGGGCTATCAAAAAGTTCAGTCAAAAGAAGCTGGAAAAGAACCTTGGCTTTGAGGAAGTGGATTTCAGTACACTATACTTCCCTAAATATGAATTCAAGTATACTAGTGCGGGGGGCAACACAGGTACGACTTACGATGTCGTTATGGATATCGACAACCTGAACCGTTTTGTCGTCTACCTGTCTGAAAAAATCAAGTTCAGCAAGAGCGTGGCGGGACAGCGGGCGCTTATGACCAGTAAACTCCGCCAGCATATCAAAGAACGTGATCATTTTACTTGTAAATGCTGCGGTGCATCAATTGAGGCTGAACCGCATCTTTTACTGGAAATCGACCACATCATCCCTGTGTCCAAGGGAGGATTGACGACCGAGGATAATCTGCAAACTCTTTGTTGGCGGTGCAACCGCAGCAAGGGCAATAAGGTGGTAGATGTACAATAAAAGGAATGGCGCTGAGCCGTGAAATAGCACATAAAATGCAAGGGGGATCCCATGAAAAAACAACTTTCTTTAACCCTCGCCGCCATCATGCTGGCCGGTCTTACCGCTTGCGGTACATCCACCCCGGCGGCATCGTCTGAAGCAACGGCTCCGGCGTCCTCGGAATCCGAGGCAACCGCCGAAGAACCCTCGGCAGATTCTGAACTAGATGCGACGGTCGATGAGGCCGAGCAGGCCCTAAGCGACATCGGCAGCATCGACGTGGATAAAGGCCTTTTCGATGTGACCATCACCTTCCCTGCCGATTTTGCTACTGACATCACCCAGGAGGAAATCGACCAGCAGGTCGCGGACGGCAAGGTCCACAGCGGTCAGATCAACGAGGATGGCAGCGTCACCTATGTGATGAGCAAAGACCAGCACAAGGCTATCGTGGACGGTATCTCAGAATCCATCCAGTCCACGCTGGATGGTATGGTTGGCACAGAGGATTATCCCAACTTTACAGCCATTGACCACAACGAGGATTATACGAATTTTACTGTAACGACCACCACTAAGCCCGGCGAGACCGCCATTAGTGATTCTATGTCGGTGCTTATTTTCGCCACCTGCGGCCAGACCTACGGCATCGTAAGCGGCGATATCCCGGAAAATATCCACGTGGATTTCGTCAACGCTGACTCCGGCGAACTTGTCACGTCTTGGGATTCCGAGAACATGGCAGAATAACAAAAAAGAAAAAACGCCCCACGACGGCAATCATGGAGCGTTTTGATAGATCAGCTTGCCCACATGGTGGTACAGCACGACCCAACCATTCGTATTGTACCACCTTCGGGCAGGCTTGTCAAAGTGTACCCTGAGGGAGGTAAAAATATGCGTCGCAAAATCACAGCAGGGCTTATCCTGCGCAAGGATGGCCGCTACCAACGCAATGAACTGATCGGCGACAAACGGCGGACTTTCACCGCCAAGGACCCCGCCAAGGTGTGGGCCGACATCCAGAAAGCCCAGGAAGAATACGAGGAGCAGGAGCGCCAGCGTATCATTACCCGCGATTCTGGGCCGCTGTTCTCTGTCGTGTCAGACGAGTACCAGGCAATTGTGGAAAAGATGAAAGAGGGTACCCGGCGCAGCTACATGCCCAATATCCGCCGCGCCCGGGAGGCTCTGGGTGAGTACCGCATGCGGGAGATCCAGCCCTACATGATCGCCGAGTTCCTGCGCTCCCCTGTTTTCGAGGGCTGTTCCGCTTCGACCGTCAGCAACCAGAAAACCGTCATCAACAACATCTACCAGTTCTGGATCGATAGTCCCAAGTGGCGCGGTGACTGCAACCCTGCAGTGCAGACCCGGATGCCTCGCGGCCTGCCCCGCAGCAAGCGTCCACCGCCTACCGAGGAGCAAGTGCAGATCGTCAAGGATCACTACCTGGACCCGGATGCGCTGCTGCCGGTGGCGTACCTTTGCACGGGAGAGCGCCGCGGCGAGATGCTGGGCATCCAGCTGAAGGACATCGACTTTAAAAAGCGGGTCATCCACATCTACAAATCCGTGGAGCACATTAACAACGCGCCACACATGCGAGACTACACCAAGACCCCCGCAGGCATCCGCAAAGTTCCCCTGCTCTCCATGCTGGCCGAGGCATTGGAGCCAATCCGCCACCTGCCGTCGGACACCTACATCATCGGGTTGGACACCAAGCCAATCACACTGAAAAAATACGAAACGATGTGGCAACGCTTCTGGCGCAAGTACGGCGTGGGCGAGGAAGTTGTTCACACCAAGCGCGTGTACCGCCGCGGTCGCAGCGAGGTTGTGAAGTACAGCACTTGGCGCGTCCCTGTCTGCGGTCACCAGTTCCGCCATGAGTACGTCTGCATGCTGGCCATGGCTGGTGTGCCGGAGGAAATTGCAATACAGCTGGTGGGTCACGCCAATGCAAAGATGATCCACGAGGTCTACATGGCCCTCAAGCCCCAAATGCTGGAAGATGCTCGCAAGCGCCTGGATGCGTTACTGTAAATGCGCCGCATGATACAATTTTGAAAGTCCGAATTATAACACAATAAAAAAGAAAAATAAACGCTTTTCGGGTGCAATTGCCTTATACACAGCGGTGATACGGTCAAAAAATAGGCTTCGAGACTCGTATCCCGCTCCAAATTAAGAAAGAGGCTTACCCGAGAGGGAGCCTCTTTTCTTTTTTACAAAGAAGGAAATATTATGTTAGACGCTTTTCCAATTTATCACTGGTTTCACAATGGCAACCCCTACTCGGGGGCGGAGCAAGGGATGCGGTATGTCATTACGCCGGGCAAAAAGGCCGACCCAGCGGACGAGAGCGGCAAGCGAAAGATCGAGTTTTTGACCGTTACGGTCTGGCCCGGGCCGTGGAGCGTTGAGCACACCGCCGAGGAAAAGATACGATCCGCTGAGTTTGAGGGCAGCCAGGCGGGGCTGGATGCTGCCGTGGCCTGGCTGCATGAGTGCTACAAGGGTGATATGCCCCGCTGGACGAACATTCCGTCCATTTTGGACTGCGAGCCGGATCGCTGA